AAAACTCCATTGAATGCCGTATTTTCATCGCTCCATATTCTAACAAAATCACCAATATTAAATTTATATGTAAGATAATGATCAGAATTTGGGAATGTTATATGTTTATTTGTTTTGTGAAAATTAATAGCTGTGTAAGATACCCTACTCCGTGCAGGACTCTTAAAAGAAACACTGTTAAATTCTTTTACCGTATACACCAAGGTTTCGGTATTCGTTACTTGAGTGTTTGGGGTAAACTGTGTATAACTTACATTTTCATTACCTAATATTTTAGTTTTTCCTGAATATAACTGGTGGATAACATGCTCCCCATGGCCTAAACTTAACAAGTATTCGGTAACAAGTTTTGAATCCTCGAAATATTGATATGGTGCTGTCGCTAAATCTGGAAACCATTTTAGTTTTCCGTATTGTGACGGTATAGGTTCGCCGATTCGGGATAAATTCCTTTGCGCATTAAAATTATATGCACCCCCTACAGGTCGATTCAAATTAGTTTGTAAATCTTCTGGCTCTGGAATAAATATAGATGCAATTAATTTAAACGTATTCAGAAAACCAACAAAAGGAACAAAACTTTTAGCTATATCTTTAATCCCAATATCCCCCTGAGGAAATTCATATATATTAAAAGTATCCCCATCATCTAAATTAAAATCTAAATCTTGTATCAAGTAATTTATTTTATTTATTTTAAATGTTAATACAGGAATTTCTTTATTTTTGTAATAATCTAAAATAAATTTTTGGGGATTAATATTTTCATCAGTAACAATTTTTTGAAATTCAAAAATATTAAAAGGGTTATTATGTATCTTGATTACTACACTCATAAAATTCAACTCGATTATACAATAATTTTATTTTACTCATTCTATTATACACCACGCCCACGCCATTAGTACAATGTAACACCCCATCATCAATGTATACACCTACATGATGCGCTTTTGTTAGCTTACCAAGTAATACAACACAATTATTTACAGGGGTTTGTATTTTTTTCCAAAACGGTTTTATTTTTTCTTTTTGGATTGTCTCAATAACTTCTTTTGATTTATCAACCGTTACATCATAATCGATTACATCTATATTCAATTCATTTTTATAATAATGTTTCAAAAAACCCCAACAATCAAAGCCCTTTATATCTCTACCCCCAACAACAAAAGGAATACCAATATATCGGCAATAATCACGCATTTATTATCAAACTTAAAAAATCTTTTGTATAATTAACATTTAAAAACCGTTTATTTTGTAACGCTACCATCTCTGCCGTGCCTGAGATTGTTTGATTATTAATGGTTACGCTAGTTAATTCTAATTCTAAGGGAGTGCTTTTTGGTTCAGTTGTATCATCACTTAAATATACCCGATATGTAACTATAATAGGGTTGTTGTTTGTATCCTCAACGGCCGTTGATAATAAATTAACAAGTTCAAGATTAACTGCATCAATAGTAATCCCTAACGTTTGATTTCCGTTGTCATCTTTTGATGGTTCCGTCAATTCAAAAGCGTATTTTTGAAATGTAACATTTCCTGCACTATTTTCTAGTCCTGCCGTTAAATCTTGAAAATCATTAACTATATAATACGGGGTAGTGAATGTTGTATGTTTAATTTCCAATGTATCAAGTTTTACCGCACTGCCGCTAGATGCGTAATATCGTTTTAAGTCGCTAGTAATAGTCATTTACTTATTTTCTAATATTTCTAATTTTTTTGTTAGTTCTTGAACGCTCGCTACTAATAAGGGAACAATTTTAGATTGATCGATTGATTGATATTCTGGGTTCCCTTCTTCGTCTAAAGCGTCTTTTTTTCCTGTAACTGCTTCTGGAATTATTTTCTCTACTTCGTGGGCTAGAAATCCGTCTACAATTTCGTTTTTATTTTCTAAAAAATTAAATCGGCTAGGCTTTAGTTTCATTAATCTTGATATTGCATCATTAATAAGAGTTACATTCTCTTTCAATCGATAATCTGAACTAGTGTTATATGATGTTGCCGTAGTCGTCACCGATATAGATCCTTTAGAACTTCCATTTAAGCGGAAATCTAAAACCGTTCCACCTGAACTATCGGTTCTATTAAAATAGGCAACTGTCTGCCCACTAGCCGTGGATGCAAACCAGCCAGTCGAAGAAATAACAGTACCACTACCTGTGGTGTCGTTAGAGGGGTCTGCGTCGGTCGTATTAAATAAAACTGAACCCGATCCATCTATACGAATCCTTTCTGTGTTGTTAGTGTATAGAAATATCTCTCCTGCCCCTGTTGACCCGCCTAGAAGCTCACCGCCATATATCTTAACATGGCCACCGTATGATCCAGTTGAAGAATTACCCTGCGCCCCTCCACCTCTAATAATAACGCTACCGCCACCCATAGCACTGCCACCTGCAAGTCCATCTGCCCCGTTTATTTCAATCGAATCAAACGTGGTACGAAATGTATTACTTGCTACTTGTCTTGGTCCTATAATATATTTACTTGTGCTGTAAGGCATTCTTATATTTCCACTTACATCTAAACTACTTAATGTTCCAACTGATGTAATATTAGTCTGTGATGCTGTCGTTAATGTGCCTTCAAATAACGTAGCTGTAAGCGTTCCTGTGCTTGGGTTGTAATGAAAGTCTCCATCACTTTCTAAGCCCACGTTACCTGTTGATGTTGCGTCTTCAATAAATGGAATTAAATTATTTTCGTTTTCTGCTTCGTTATCAACAACAGTAACATGAGTTGCGTTTGTTGCTGTTCCTGTAAGATTACCTGTAACATCTCCTGTAACATCTCCTGTAAGATTACCTGTTAAATCGCCACTAAACGTACCTGAAAACGTTCCGCTTACATTTAAATTTTGAAAATCTGTTTGTAAAAGCGCCCATTTCCCACTAGATAAATCCGTTGAAAATGTTCCGCTTGTGTGTGCAACTAAACACACATATAATACACTGCTTTCGGATACTACATCTTTTACAGCGTAACTATATGCTGTTTGCCACGCCCCTAATGAGTTATACGCTTTTAACTCTGCTAAGTATCCCGATACCGTTTTAACTGTTGAATTATCTAAAGTTACAGTATCAGTTTCAGCTCCATTGACTATATCATCCCAACGCCCTAAATTCGTGGTTAATTTGTCAATCTGTGCTTGTGTTGGATTAGTCATAAAATATTAACTCCCTGCGTAACCGCTGTTGGCGTAGGTTTGATTAATTGCAACATCTAACTTATTAATATAAGTTGACGTAACATCGAAACCTCTTACACCGCCAAGTGACGCTATAAGACCTTCAATAACTTCATTATAATCTAACCCGATTGCCATTTCAACTGCTTCTATAGTTGCCTCAACGCGATATAAATTCCCTGTCATTATATAAGCAGGGGTACTAGTGAACCTGCATTCATGGGAGGTATTTGCTCCTACCCCCACCGCTATATCCATATTAAAATAATTAAGCCCACAATCAAGCGTATCGTTGTACCAAGCCTGAAAATAACTTAAACTACTTTGGTCTAACAACAATTGAAAATTTAAATCAAGGGGAACGGACGTAAACCGTTTTCTCGCAACTCTATACCCACTATCCATATCAGTATAGATAATCCGTTGCCTTTCTTGGTGACGGTTACCATTAACTAAACATTTGGGTAAAATATCTTTAGGATAATCTATACTAGCCATATCTTAATAACTCCCATAGGCTCTATTCATTCCATAAGTATTACTTAACGCCTTATTTATTGTGCCAGTGCCCGCGTTTATGCCTTGAGCAATAGAATTTTCAACACTTTCAATAATAACTTTCAAATTTACGCCACCCATCCCATCGCTTTGTTGCTCAACTTTTGCTGTTTGGCCTTCCAAATTATACACATTGACGTTTACTTTTGCACTTGCTCCGCCACCCGATATATCACTATTAGGGATTATTCTACCAGCACTATTACCCATCTGTAAGATCTCTGGTCCATTCTCCCCAACTAAATACCCTCCGTTAGGGTATATTGAGCCTCCGACTGCTCTTGGTGTATAACTTTGATTCGCTATTGCACTCGCCTGAACTGCCATCGCACTACCGGCAATCCCCGCAAAAAGTGACCCCACTATAGGTGATCCCACCGCTGTACCGTAAGCATATGCATTGGCTATTGCTTCGGGTGTTTTGATTGCTATATTGGCTATTGCTAATGCCTTATTTAACTCGAAAAACTCTTTGGAGTGTTGACTTGCTAGTTGAATCTGCTGTGCAAAATTTTCCCCTGCCATATCTAACTCGGATCGATCACTAGTCTGTTTAAACGCCTTTTTAGTTGTGCTATACCATTCTTCCGCCCTTAAAAGTGCATAATTTTTTTTCTCAAATGACGCTATTTCGTCATCTTGTAACTTTTTTAATGCTTGTTGCGTTTTTATTTCTGAATTTATCTTTTCTTGCTGAATGTTTTGCAAACTTTCTTGAATTATAGATAGTTTTTTATCTTCGGTACTTTTTACATTATTTAAATTCTCAGTGTCTTCATCCCCAACAAAAAAACCACCAACTTTTGAAAGCATATCAAACGTTTTTGTTAAAAATCCGCTTGATTCTCTAGCACTGTTTAATTTTTTAAGCAAAACATCAAAATAAGTATTAACATTAGAAACATGTTCACCAACCTTAAACATCGCACCCCCTAATGTTTCGGTTAAGCCTATAGATGAATTAACGTCACCAATAAATTGTGTCATACCTAACGATAACCTAGAAAATCCCCTACTTAATGTCATAGGCATATCTTGAGCTTTTTTATTAATTTCATCCGTCTGACTTATCAAGGCATCAAACACATCTTTAGATGTTAGTTTCCCTTCTTTTTTAAGTTTGATTAATTCTTGTGTAGTTATCCCCATACCTCTAGCCATGTGTTCAGCTATCGCCGGGATATTTTCTAAGACACTTTGAAATTCTTGAGCCTGGAACGTTCCAGAGATTAACCCTTGAGAAAATTGCAACATAGCACTATTCATCTGGGCTATATCTGTACCACTCATCATGCCTAATTGTGTCATTGCTTTTGTTAATTCAAGCATTTCAACCGTAGTTGCTCCTACAGTATCCTTCGCAAAAAGCATCTTTTGAAACCCACTTGCTGTGGTATCTATAGATGTTCCAGTTAGTTCACTAATTCTTTGTAATTGTTTAAAAACAATTTCTGTTTTTTCTGCATCGCCAATAATTGCATTTATTCTATTTCTTAATAACTCAAAACTATCCGCTGTTTTAAGAATCCGTCTAGACGTTTCCGCCACAATTAAACCTTTAATAGCTCTGCTTAACGTGTTAGCCGATCTAGTCGCACTATCAAAGGATTTTTTACTTTTTGTCTCAAAGTTTTTAACGTCTTTATTTGCCTTGTTTAAGCCTGTT